AATGGGGATCGTATCATTAACACCAAGACTAGATTTCAGTCAAGCGGTGGACTTCCATATGAACCATAAGACAATGAATGACTTCCATAAACCAGAACTAAGTCAAATAGCATTCGAAGATAAAATTACGGATACAATGGCATGGTTTGATACAGTATGTGATCAAGATAATGCTGGAGATTGGATAACAGAGTTTAGTAGTGCAGGAAAACAACCAGCATGGATAAATTATATGTCAAATGTGAATAAATGTAAAGGAAACTTCGCAGATAAAGATAAAGAAATGTTCATGACTCTAAATAGAAGATATGAGCAAGGAGACGATGGAATAGAAGATTTAAGTACATACATAGACCCTTCAGTATACAATCAAATATTTGCACAAAGAAGTCTAGATAGTCAAAACTTCTGGGTACAGATAGGAATAAGAAATATGGCTAGAAGAAAAATGTCAAGTAAATTAATACCAAACCTATAAAATAAAAAAAAATGTATAAAGTAGGAAAATACAGTAAAAGCAAAGTACAAAACGTAGATAAATTCGAGGGAGAACCAATAGAATGGAGAATCGATAGAATATTAAATAATAATGAGCCAGTACCAGATGAAACAGGAGTAATATATACAGAAAAAGGAGATGGACACAGAGCTGAATTTAATATAAGAACAGATAGATTCGAAGTAGCAGCGGAAGGCATGGATTTAGTACAAAAACAAGCAACTGCAAAAAGTGAAGCAAAAGCTCAAAAACGCAAACAAGAAAAAGAGGCAAAAATAGTAAAATTAGAGCCTAAAAAAGAAGAAGAGAGCGGAGCTCAGTCAACAAACGGCACGAGCGATTCAAAGTAGAATAGAGGGGGGGAGAGAAAAGACAAGTGAGCCTTAGTCTAAGTACCAAAACCCCCAATATTTTGAATAAGTGGTACGCATTTGTTCTTATATATCAAGTAATAATAACGCTTTTGAGAAAAGCGCGAAAACCAAGAATATGAAAATAATAGATGAATACAACACATTAGATAACAAACAAATTAAGAAAACAATAAAAGAAAGTGCAGAATTAATAAGAGACATAATACACATGCAACATGAATTAGTAGATGACTATGCAAGATATAGAATACTAAAAGCACTAGATAAAATAGAAACGTTTAACAAAGAAATAAAATAGAAATTATGCCAGAAAGAGATAATTGGAGTACACAAGGGTTAGCAGCATTAGATTTTGGAACAGGGGCTGTATATGACCAACTAACAATGTGGCAACAAAACCAAGCACAAGAAAATTTCATGGAATTGGAGCAACAAAACAACATGGAATTAATGAACCAAGCACAACAAAACCAATATGCACTAAATGTACAAGGACAACAACTGCAAATGGATATGTGGAATCAAACAAACTATGGGGCACAAATGGAACACATGAGAAAAGCAGGACTGAATCCAGCGTTAATGTATGGAAAAGGAGCAGGGCAAGGAGGAACAACGGGAAGTCAAACGGGAGGTCAAGCAGCGAAAGGAAATGCAGGATTAGGACAAGCGGCGAGAAGTCAAGGAGGAAAGATGGAACTAGCACAAGCTAACTTAATGGAGGCACAAGCAAACGACTTACAAAGCCAAACAAATAAAAGAGACGGAATAGATACGTTAGAGGCAGAAGCAAGAGAAACAGGATTAAGAGCAAGTACGATAGAAACAATACAAAGAACAACAAACCTAAAGACAGAAAACGAAATACAGAACTTCAAAAAACAATTAGAGGCGATGAGAGTACAAAGAGGTCTAAAAGGAACAATGCAAGGAGATTTATTAGGAAATGTAATGGAATTAGCAGGTATGGATCCAGTAAATAACTGGTACGACAGAGTACAATTAAAAACAATGGTGTACACATGGTTCGGAGCAAAAATAGGAAGTGATATAATGAATATGGTAACAAAAGGAAAATGGGGGATATTTCCAGGAAAAGGCAAAAAAAATACAACAACAGACGGAGTAGAGTTTCCATATGGAAATTATCAAAGAGGAACACAACCACAATACGGAACACCGCCAAAGAGCATAGGAAATAATTATAGTAATAGTGGAAAATGGATGGGATTACAACAACAAAAATTCGGAGATAACTATTAGATGTGTCTATATCCAAAATTAATAAAGAATCGCAAATACATGGCGAATAAGAAAAACGGCGGGAATATACCCGCCGTTAAAGACTTAAGAACAACGCAAGTGCCAATAGGATGCGGAAAATGTATGGAATGTAGAAAACAAAAAAAACGAGAATGGCAAGTAAGACTACACGAAGAAATAAAAAACAATGAAATACCGGCATGGTTCGTAACAATGACATATCGTGAAGAAAATCTACAAAAATTAGATAATGATATAGATAAAGAATTAAAAGGTTATAACAGAGATAATGAAATAGCAAGACTAAGTGTAAGAAGATTCACAGAAAGATGGAGAAAAAAATTTGGGAAAACAGTAAGGCATTGGATAGTAACAGAGCTAGGAACCAGTAAGACAGAACGAGTGCACCTACATGGTATAATATGGTGCAAAGACAAACTAGATATAATAGAAAGATGGCAATACGGCGGAGTATATATAGGAGAGTATGTGAATGAAAAGACAATAAATTATATAATTAAATATTTAAATAAAAGTGATAAAATACATAAAGAATATATACCAAAAATGTTCGTATCGCAAGGAATAGGTAAAAAATATCTAAAAGGAACTGATATAGAAAGGAACAAATACGAAGAAAACGAAAAAACAGATGAATGTTACAGAACACGAAATGGATTAAGATTAGCACTACCTATATATTATAGAAACTATATATATAACGAAGAAGAAAGAGAAAAATTATGGATAGAAAAGTTAGATAAAAAAGAAAGATGGGTAAACGGAGAAAAAATAGATATAAGTAAAACAGATAAAGAATATTATAAAGCATTAAAATGGGCAAGAATAAGAAATAAAAACTTAGGATATGGAAATAATGAAATTAACTGGGAAAGAAAAAAATATGAACAAGAAAGAAGAAACATAAAAAGAATGGAAAGAATGAAAAAAATATATGGAGCTACTTAGCAGAGATTTAAATAAAATCTCTTTGCTATACGCTCGAAATTAGTATATTTGTAAAGAAATTATGTAAAATTAGGAGTAAGGGGCTGATAATCAAGAAGTTAGAAATTGTCCGATAATATATAGTATGTCAACTAGACGAAAAGGCAGACTATAACTGACAAAACGACAACTCCCCTACTCTACTAAAACCTGCGCAAGCTTAAGAGTAAGATGGAAAAAAAATTCAAATTAAACTTAGAAAAAGGAAAATATGAAAATGGAGAAATCCATATGAATGGAACAATATATACAAAAAATAAAAAAATAGATAATGTAACAATGGTAATGGAATATCATGAAGTAGAAGAAATAATAAAAAAAAGTAAGAGAAAAGAAAAAGAATATATAAATAAAATAACCGATTAAAGCAAACAGAAGAAGAAGAAAAAAGTAAAGCAACATGAAAATAATAAGAGTAATAATAAGAATATATAGAATAATAGTAAGAATAGGAGAATATATAGACTTCAAAAAGATAGCAGATGACTTCAAAGGTAAAAATATGGAAAAGCGAAAGCATATACATAGAAAAGGAAACCGCAGAAGTAATACAAAAAAATGATGTTCAAAGAGGACATTATATATTAATCAAAACAACTAAATACTTTGAAAAAGATGGAAACATTAACAAAAGAATCTACATCAATGAATGTAGAAAAAGCAAACAAACAAGAATCTGGGAATAAGGAACTGATAGAAAGATACCCAGTAAAAGAAAGCCCATTTACAGTAATAACAATAGAAGATAAACACTTCGGAGTAATGGGAGAGTATAAAATGACAGAAGATTATAAAAGTAGAGGAGAATGTGAAGATGAATTAAGAAGAATAACATGGAATAGAATAATACAAGTAATGATGGTATTAGACCAAATAAGAAAAAAAGATAAAGAATTTGATAAAGAATTAAATAATAAACTAACAACAAAAACAAAATAAACTAATGAAAACAACTTTAGGAGGCGAAAGACTAGGGTCTGGAGCAAAACAAGAAGTGAGTATGAGAAATTACTCAAGAAGTACATTTGACTTAAGTAGTACATGGAGGTCATCAATGTCAAGTGGAACGCTAGTACCATTTATGTGTGAACTAGCATTGCCAGGAGATAGTTTCGATATAGACTTAACGTGTGATGTAAAAACATTACCAACACTAGGGCCATTATTCGGAAGCTACAAAGTACAACTAGACGTATTCGAAGTGCCGATTAGACTATTTCAAGGGAAATTGCATATGAATATGATTAATATAGGAATGGACATGTCTAAAATAAAGCTGCCACAAATGAGAATGTTGGCAGAATATGATGCGGATAATAAAAAAGCAAATGCACAAGTAAATCCGAGTTCAATATACTCATATCTAGGAATACATGGATTAGGAAGAAGTAAAGATGGAAGTACAA